AGAAAGACCTACGTTTGGTATCGGACATCTCATCACTAAAGATGACCCTGAGTACCAAATGGGGATGGGAACACCTGTTGATGAAATACGAGTCAACGAAGTTTTTGAACAAGACATAAATGTTACGATAGGTGAGTGTAAAAGATTATTTGATGATTGGGATAAACTACCTCAAGAAGTACAATTAATTACAGCTAATATGATGTTTAATATGGGCAGACCTAGATTATCTCAATTTAAAAAAATGATACAAGCTATTAGAGATGGTGATTGGATTGAAGCTGGAAATCAAATGCAGGATTCAAGATGGTACAAACAAGTAACAAATCGAGCAGACAGACTTATATCTCGAATGAAAGCAGTCGGCTTGAGTTAGTAAAACAAAGACAAAGAAAAAAACACATTAAAAATTTAATAGAGTTTTTCAAACCTAGAAAAAGAAAGTTTATAAAATATGGCTAGAAAATTAACAGAAAGACAACAAAAATTTATTGATGCTTTATTTGCAGAAGCAAATGGTAGTATTAAAGATGCTAAAATTATTGCAGGATATTCACCTAATACAAATAATCAAGAAATAATTAAAACTTTAAAAGAAGAGATATTAGAAGCAACTCAAATATATATGGCAAGTAATGCTCCTTTAGCAGCAATGGCTATGGTAGGTGGTGTAGTTGATCCTACAGAATTAGGTATAAGAGATAAAATGAATGCTGCAAAAGAATTGTTAGATAGAACAGGTTTAATAAAAACAGAAAAGGTGCAGGTAGAAGCATCAGGTGGTGTTATGCTTATGCCAACCAAAAAACCTACAGAAGAAGAAGATGACTAGAAGTGCAGGTAAGTGGGAGTTACCACAACCAACAGATATAAAAGAAGAAAACGAATGGATTTCAATACCAAGAATTGCAAGAACAATTCCTTTTGGTTATGTTAAAGATGAAAACGATCCTTATATATTAAACCCTGTAGAAAAAGAATTAGATAAATTAGAAATAGCAAGAATTTATATAAAACAATATTCTTACAGAGAAGTAGCTAATTGGCTTACAACACAAACAGGCAGATATATATCACATGTAGGATTAAGAAAAAGATTGCAACATGAGCAGAAACGTAAGAACAAGATTAGAAGCCTACGCAAGTGGGCAGAGTATGCAGAAAAGGCGATCTCCAAGGCGAAAGAAATCGAAGAAACTAGAACAGGAGCAAAAGCCTACGCTAACTGATAACATAGTAGAAGATATAGAACCTACTATTGTAGAAGAAAGAAACGTAGTATTTGCACCAAATAAAGGACCTCAAACAGAGTTTCTTGCAGCTAGTGAAAGAGAAGTTTTATATGGAGGTAGTGCAGGTGGTGGCAAATCATTTGCAATGTTAGCAGACCCTCTACGTTACATGGGTCATCCACAGTTTAGTGGATTACTTTTACGACATACTACAGAAGAATTAAGAGAACTTATATTTAAATCTCAAGAATTATATCCAAAAGTATGGAAGGGTATAAAGTGGTATGAAAGAAAAATGCAATGGGTAGCACCGTCAGGTGCAAGATTGTGGATGTCGTATCTTGATAGAGATGAAGATGTTATGCGTTATCAAGGTTTGGCATTTAGTTGGATAGGTTTTGATGAATTAACACAATGGTCTACACCTTTTGCTTGGAACTATATGCGTTCACGTTTACGTTCTACAGCAGCAGACTTACCAATATTTATGAGAGCCACAACTAATCCGGGTGGTGTAGGACATCATTGGGTTAAAAAAATGTTTATAGATCAAGCACCATATGGAAAGGCATTTGATGCAACAGACATTGAAACAGGAGAAACTCTTAAATACCCAGCAGGACATTCTAAAGCTGGGAAGTCTTTATTCAAGAGGAGATTTATTCCTGCAAGATTATCTGACAATCCATACCTCGCAGAAAGTGGAGACTATGAAGCAATGCTACTTTCCCTTCCTGAACAACAAAGAAGACAACTCTTGGAAGGTGATTGGGATATTAAAGAAGGTGCAGCGTTTACTGAGTTTAACAGGGATATACATGTTGTTGAACCATTTTCTATCCCTAGTAATTGGGTTAAGTTTAGGGCTTGTGACTATGGTTATGGTAGTTACTCAGGTGTTCTTTGGTTTGCTGTCTCACCTGAAGAACAGCTTATTGTATATCGTGAATTATATGTATCGAAAGTTCTTGCAACAGACCTAGCAGACATGGTATTAGATTTAGAGTCTGAAGATGGCAATATAAAGTATGGTGTACTAGACTCTAGTTTGTGGCATAAAAGAGGTGATACAGGTCCTTCACTTGCAGAACAAATGATTACAAGAGGTTGTAGATGGAGACCTTCAGATAGAAGTAAAGGTTCTCGTGTTGCAGGTAAAAACGAAGTACATAGAAGATTACAGGTAGATGAGTTTACAGAAGAACCAAGACTTATATTTTTTAACACCTGTACAAATATAGTGGCACAATTACCCTCTATACCGTTGGATAAGAAAAATCCTGAAGACGTAGATACTAAAGCAGAAGACCACTTGTATGATGCACTAAGATATGGTATAATGACAAGACCTAGATTTAGTATATTTGACTATGACCCAATGGGCAGACCATCAAACACAATGCCTATGGCAGACTCAACATTTGGATATTAAGGAATAAATTATGGCAGAAGATGAACTAATGATGGAAGAAGATGCAATATCTCTTGAAGATGCAACTGATTCTGAACTTCAAGATACAGGTATTAGTAATCTTGTTGATTATGTAAAGTCACAATACAAAAGAGCAGAGGACTACAGAGACCAAGATGAAGATAGATGGATAAGAGCATATAGAAACTATCGTGGTTTATATGGTCCAGATGTACAGTTTACAGAACAAGAAAGGTCAAGAGTCTTTATAAAGATTACAAAGACAAAAACTCTTGCAGCATATGGTCAGATTGTAGATGTGTTATTTGGTGGTAATAAGTTTCCTATCAGTATAGAACCTACAGAGTTACCTGAAGGTGTTGTTAGTGATGTAAACTTTGACCCAAAAGAACCTGAACAACTTCGTAACAGAGATGATATGGAGTCACCATATGGCTTTGCAGGAGATGGTCAAGATTTACCTGCAGGTGCGACAGCTAAAAGTTTACAGGAAAAGTTAGGACCTTTAAAAGATAAACTACAAGATATTGAAGGTTTAAAAGAAGGTGTTGGTAAAACTCCTACAGCTATAACATTTAGCCCTGCTATGGTTGCAGCTAAGTCTATGGAGAAAAAGATTACTGACCAACTAGAAGAATCAAATGCTTCTAAACATTTACGTAGCACAGCCTTTGAAATGGCACTTTTTGGTACAGGTGTTATGAAAGGACCTTTTGCTATAGATAAAGAATATCCAAATTGGGATGATGATGGTAATTATAATCCTGTCTTTAAAACAGTTCCACAAATAAACAATGTATCTATTTGGAACTTTTATCCTGACCCTGATGCAAAGAACATGGAAGAAGCTACATTCGTTGTAGAACGACATAAAATGTCACGTTCTGAACTTCGTAGTCTAAAAAAGAGACCATACTTTAGAGACAATGTTATTGAAGAAGCAATACAAGACGGTGAGAACTACGTTAGAAAAGATTGGGAAGATGATTTAGCTGACTATGCACCTGAATATAAAGTTGAAAGATATGAAGTATTAGAATATTGGGGTGTATGTGATGTAGAGATGCTAAACGAAGAAGGCATTGAAATACCAAGTGAGATGCAGGACTTTGATGAAATACAATGTAATGTATGGACATGTAATGGTAAACTACTACGAGTTGTAATAAATCCATTTAAACCTGCTAAGATACCTTATATGGCATCACCATACGAACTTAATCCATACTCCTTCTTTGGTGTAGGTCTTGCTGAAAACATGGATGATACACAGACTTTAATGAATGGTTTTATGAGAATGGCAGTCGATAACGCTGTATTGTCAGGTAACTTACTTATAGAGGTAGACGAAACAAATCTAGTTCCGGGACAAGATTTATCAGTGTATCCGGGAAAAATATTTAGACGACAAGGTGGTGCTCCGGGACAGGCTATCTTTGGTACAAAGTTTCCAAATGTATCAAATGAGAACATGCAGTTATTTGACAAAGCTAGACAATTAACAGACGAAGCAACAGGGCTACCATCGTTCTCACATGGGCAAACAGGTGTTACAGGGGTAGGTAGGACTGCTTCAGGCATTTCTATGCTTATGAACGCTGCTAGTGGCAGTGTGAAGACGGTTATTAAAAACGTAGATGATTATCTACTAGCACCTCTTGGTAAAGGTATGTTTCGTTTTAACATGCAGTTTGACTACGACCCTAAAATAAAAGGTGACTTAGAAGTTAAGGCTAGAGGAACTGAAAGTCTCATGGCTAATGAGGTTAGGTCACAAAGGCTTATGCAGTTTATGCAAGTTGCGGCAAGTCCTGCTCTTGCACCATTTGCAAAGTTTCAGTATATTATTCGTGAGATTGCAAAGGCACTTGATTTAGACCCTGATAAGGTTACAAATAATATGGATGAAGCTGCAGTACAAGCAGAGATAATGAAAGGTTTT